GTATCTGGGTCCACATCATATCGGTAATGTCTTAAACATTGTAAACCTTGATGGCAATTTTCTCTATCAAAATAACACTTGTTGAATATTGTTCTGGCTGCATTGATAGCGTCCGCAGTTGGGGTTCTTGGCACAATCTGCACCTTGTAACCGGCTGCCCTGACTATATCGGCAATCGAGCGCCCGGCAGCTGCCAGAGTTGAGTTCTCGGCATCATGCGGTAGCCAAATGGTGTCATAGTGATACCCAAACTTCTGCATCTCGGCCATGTAATGGGACATGGTCTTTTGGTTGTCCTCAATGTATCGAATTAATCTGATCTCAAACCCGATAAATTGCACAAACCAGATGGCCGTATTGTCCGACCAGCCAAGGTCAAAGACGGCATGAACGCCTTTCATCTGCTCATAGGGAACTTTAGTAATCCGTCCCTCTAGGTCAGCAAGGGTAATCTCGTTGGCAAACACCGCGCCATCCACGGTCTTACGGCAGATGCCCTCCCAAACTGTGTTGTAGGCCTCAATATCCCGCATCTGGAGGTTGTCTTTTTCCTCACGCAGGGTCATTGGAAACCAAGGGTTATCGCGCCAGGTAATCTTTTGCACCACCGCATTGGTAGGTGGCGAGATAACGAACCGTTGGTAGGTGTCATCGGTCTCAAGTTCAGGGTTAAAAGTGATCCATATCTCGGAGTTGTCCTTACGAATGGTCGGGATTAGGACATTCCAGCTTGTTTTAGAAACAGTCTGCGCCTCCTCAACCCAGCAAATGTCTACGCCCTCAAAGGATTTGACATTGGTAATATTGTTTTTAAGGCCAATAAAGAAGAACTCAGAGCCATTCTTACCGCGAATACTGGTCTGGGTAACCTCGTAAAACGACTCTAATCCTAGACTGTTAATCTGGTCTGTCAGTAATTTGTGTACAGAATCTTTGATAGAGACCTGAAACTCACGGGCGCATAAGATGCGAATGGGGTCTTTTGCTGCCTTAATTAGTAATGCCCTGGCAACTCCCCAAGACTTAGCGCCACCGCGCCCACCATAAAGAATCTTGTATCTCTTTGGCTCAAACAAAAAAGCCAGTTTTACGGGGAACTCTGCGTTGGCTACTGCTTTGTCTAAAGTCTCAAGCATCTTGTGGTTTTACAAACATGACCTGAATACCAGACAAAAGCGGAGTTCCATCGGCGTTTTCCATCTGGTTGATCTGAACGGCTTTACCATCCAACCGGTCAATGACCTCTTTTACGGCCCAGGCCTCGCCTTGTTCAGCTTGTGTAATCAGCTGCTTAACAATGTTTTCCAGCTTTTGAGGTTCTTGAGTCAGCACCTTGCGGAGCCTGTCATAAAACATCTTGCCCTTTACGGCATTAGAATTTCCTATCGGTGCGGCCATAGTGATTAACTCAATCAATAAGTTCCAGTTCCATAATAATAAATCGTTTCTTGTTGTTTGTGTTAATCTTATGGTGTAAACTGTTTACTCTAATGGAGGAGTTATGGAAATAATCAAATCGGAGTTTTGGCATATCCTACAAAAACATATAGCTTTAAGAAAGAGCCAAGATGAGCGCAAATGAGATGGCAGATGATCTGGATAAGTTTGGCCAACTGTTTAAGGATGTGGCTGCAATGCTACGCTACCAAGAATCTGAGATACAGGTTTTAAAGCAAAAGTACAAGCAAGAGTTTGAGTATGTAGAAAAGTTACTGAAAGAGAAAGAATTATGAACGATATGTATCTTTATCTATCAGGTGAGCAAACTATTGTTTATTCTTTAAACTTTGAAATGCTTACTGGTGAGCAGCAATTAGCGGTTCTTAATCGCACGATGGACCTAATCATGGCCAAAACTGGTGAAGTTATCGACTCTTTGGAAATCCAATAAACATCTGTAAGGGGTCTTGGGTTGGTTTACCACTTAGAAACATTGCTAATGGGTCACCAAATTGGGTATACGCAACGGTTTCTTTAGCTGGGACATCTAATCCATAAGGGTTTACGGTTACTTTTGACCCATATGGTGCAGGATTAGTACTAGTTCCATAAACCGGTTTTGTGTATTGTTCTAAAAACGGGAAGTTTTCTCTCCGTTCCTCCATTGTTAGCTTTTCTCTAGTTTGGGTTAACCTTGATTCGGCTTCACCAGCCAGGCGTCTGTAGGCCTCTGTATCAAACAATTCGTCAAATCGTTTTTGTTTTGCGCCTAATTCTTGGAACTTGCGCGCAGCCTCATCGGTCTTTTTGATCTGGGTCATCGCCCGTTTTTGTGCGTTTTTTGCGTCCCGCAGGTTGTTATAAGGCAGGTCTTGATACTTAGCATCGGACGAAAAATTACGATTTTGTATGTATTGCGCCGCGCCCCTAAACCATTCATCTCTGGCAAAACCTGGCTTTTTAGGTTGTACGCCCGCTTCCCGGCGGTAGTCATCGCCATACTTATACCAATCAGACAAACTATAAATAGTCCTAGGTTTGATGTTTTCTTTGGTCGCAATGTCACCAAGCCGGACCATGTATTCTGATCTGGCAGCTGCGCCATAGTCATCCCAATATTTACGGTTAGTCGCAAATGGGGTGGCCAAGGGCGCAAGTTCAGACTTAATTTGGGCTTGGGCAATTAGTTTGGCGGATTCTGGGCTGCCGCCGCGACCAAAGTTTTCGGTCTGTTGGATAGCGTGTTGGATTTCATGCAGCAATGTTGATCTGGCTAAATTAGCTTGTTCATCTGCGGTTTGGCCAATATGGGTCGCACCGCCAGTTGTAACCAATCTTTTTTGTTGGTCAAATGCTCCTCGTATGTCTGGACGGGTTTCACGCGCAACTCTTAAATTGTTAAAAAGGTTTGGGTAAGCCTCCTCTAACGCATTATGTTGCAACGCAGAGGGTAAACGCACCGCTTGCGCAGGGTTAGAACTTAAATAACTATCAGCGTAACTTAGGGCTTTTTGTTGGGCTGCACGAGAAACCAAATTTTCAGATGAACCAACACCTAAAACACCTAATTTTTCTGGCGGAACTAATCCTATATCTACTAAATATTGATTGGCCAATTCAATCCTATTTGGCGGTTTTGGTATCTTTTCCATGTTTAATATGGCAGCATTGTCCGGTATCTCTTGCCGCCATTTATTGTCCAGACCGCGAGCGGTCATGGTTTCACGCCAAATGTCAGATGGTCGCGCCCCAGCTTTTTCCATTTCTACGGCTTTTTCGTATGCAGGCTTGTTCCAGGCAGATGACTTGGGGCCAATAAACATACCGGCCACATTAGGTACTTCGGAAATTTGGCGCTCAAACGCCTCTCTGTTACCTATTTGTAACCCCGCATCACCCATAACCAACGCAGCATCTATGTCCGCCCTTTGATTAGCAAGGTTTTTAATGGCAGTTGGGCCAATGCCCATAACATAATTTTTTTGGGTTTGGGCTAAAGTTGTGCGCGGCGTATATCTTGCTTCACGCAAAACATCTGACAATGTGGCCATTATTTCTTCTTCTTCTTGGTTGCAGCCTCACGCTTAACTGAGTACGCAATAGCCACGGCCTGCTTAACTGGCTTGCCCGCAGCAATCTCAGCTTTTACATTCTTTTGAAATGCTTTTTTGCCAATTTTTTTAATGAGAGGCATTACTTTTTCTTCGCAGTTTTAGCCGATTCTTTAAATGCTTTGGCAGTTGGCGCGCCTTTGGTGCCTGGCGTTCTCATACGCTCTGGGGTCTTGCCGGCAGCCTTTTGGCGCTCAATCCTTTCCCTTTTAGCGTGGATATTGGCATACAAGCCGGGTTTAGTAGCCATGATTACGCACCATGAATGACTGCAAAATTAACAACAACGGCTTCGCCCAATGTGCCGCTAGTAAAGTTACGCAACGAAATAGTTGCCGAACCAGCAGCCAAATTGGAGACATAGACTAAGTAAGCGCCTACAGTCGCACCGCTTGCAATACATACGACCAAAGTGTCTTTAGCGCCAATAGTGGTGTTATTTAGGGTAAACGAAACAGTAGTAACCGTTGCCAAATTAGCATTATTCATGGTGATCTGACCAGCCGACTTGTTTAGGGTTACGGCGGTAGATTTGTCGGTAAGCTGAGTAACTGTACCTTGCGCAGCTGCAGAGTAGCCAATTTCGCTACTAGCATAAATGGTTGTGCCTACAATGGTTGTGCCTACAACAGTAGACGGTGTGGTTGCTCCAATAGGGGTGTTATCTACTGAGCCACCAACAATTTGTTGATCTTCGTATGCTACACCGATTGATTTTGAATTTGACATGATTAATTCCTTTTAGTTAACAATTCCAGTTTTTAAGAGATGCTGCTTTTCGGGTGGGCCTACCCTTTTCATCTTT